AGCAAAATTAGCTCTACTAAACTCTAAACGATCAACAAACTTAACAGCATTACCAGTAGCATCTATAGCAACGTAACCTTCAGGCTCTGTCACTACTAAGTCACCATTTGGCTCAAACAAATAATGCTTCATACTAACTCCTTGCATCATATTATTATATTTTTGTATGAATATATCTTTAGCTTGTTTAATTGCTTTTTGAAATTCAAATATATTTAAAATATCTTCTTTAGCAGCCTCTACTAAAGACAGTAATGTATCTTTTGCTTTAGTAGCTCTCGCTATACCAGCATCACTCTTAAGGGTACTTATTTGTTTATCAATTCTACCTGTAAACCATTCAACAAACTTTTGAAAGGATACAGCACTATCACCTAAGAACTCTCCTCCGCGGATTTCAGTATTAATATATGTATTAATATTAGATAACATCTTCTCACTAGCAGCATCAAAGTCTATATTACTAAGAGCTTGATTAGCGCTATTAATATATGATGTAACTAAATTGGTCTCTTCATCTGTTAAAGTAACATAACCAGCATCACTCTCAAAGTAAGCATCTTTAACATAAACATCTGGACCTGGATTAATATTTGTAACATCAACACCAAACTTCTTAGTAGTAAATCTAGGAACGCCTTGCTCATCTAAATTAACATCATACTCAGTATGAAAAACAACACCAACTTTTGCTTTAACTATCTTTTGACCTTCTTCACTATTAGCTGGAACTGCATACACAATTGTATTAGGCTTAAAGATGACATGCTCTTCTCCGTCAATTGTATTCAGCTCTTTAATCTCATCATCAAATAAAAAGTCTCCTTGATAAGTGGAATTAAAATTAACTCCTTTAAAGTGAACAAATGTTTGAATTAATTTATCTACTAAACCTGGAGCATGAGAATGGTTTTGTTTGATATCATTAATAGAGTAATTCATCTTAGGCACTTTAGCAAATACAGATTTACTACCTACAAAGAAATTACCATTAGGATCAACTCCAACTATTACAGCCGGGGCACCATCATACTTAACTGTCGTATTAACTGCTTTAGGAGTACCACTATCTAATACCTCAGTCAATGCTTGTAAGTACTGTATCGCTCTTGTTGCACCTTCTTTACCACTAGTAAGAATAAGCTCCTCTAGATGAGTCAAATGTTTATTTGGACCAGCTGCTTCATATAATGGAAAATAATCTTTATACTCTAACATTCTTTTTGTCTGTAAATGTTTACCTTTATACCCATTGCACTCTTTAACCAAGTATCACAAAACCCTTCTTCAATAATATACTTTACTATCTTATTCGGTACTCTGTCTCCATCAATTTCATGCTCGTCATCAAAGATACTAATTTTATAGGGTTGTATTTTAACTCTGTAACCCATCACCATTGTATCATATAATCCGATTGCGTTCATTATACAGTATAAGAAATTCGTACCAGTAAACTACTATCAATACTAAAATTAAACCACCCTTGATCTACGCAGTTTGTGAAAACCCACTCTGCATCTCTACCAGAATTTTCTCCACACTCTAACCACCGACATTGTCTAAATTCGTCCGCACCTCTAGCCTGTCGGCCTGCACCAGATCTAGCACCATGACCTCCATATATACCACCAGATCCTCCGTTGAAGATAATAATACAATTATCTTGATGAGATGTAATATACTTATGTAAAACACAAGAAGAAAATATTTTCCGTCTAGTATCAAAATCAACTCGACGGGACTGTAATTCTTCAGCAGCAAGTCGCTGACATCTTTCTTCTAACCCATTAAACGCTGCATCGGAATTTGCTTCTTTAAAATAAACCCACTCATTCATATTTTCGGATGTCCACATTAGGTTTGGCTTTTTTTCATTCCAAATATTGCCAGGAGTTAATTTAGAGGCTCTCGTAACAGGTACTGTATTTTTAACTATATCTTTTATACCTTTTGATATTACTTTATTTTGAGTACCAATTTCATACTCTTTACCACCTGCTTTTAATGTACCAATATCTCCAGTTTGTCCTTTAAGACCTTCAGTAAGAACTGCAAGCATAAATTCACACTCTCCAACTGCTACACGACCTTGTGCGAACTGAATCTTACACAAGTCATTATAAAACCCGTAAGGATCCTCTACACCGAACCCAGTTTGTCTACCGGAGCGGCTATCTTCAGCACCAACAATACGATCTTGAACTTTATTATAAAAATCCATATCTCCTCGACCTGTAAATGTCGCAAAATCATTATATTTATTTTTACTCTTACCAAAAAAATCAGCAAAACGTTCATAATCAACACCATGCTTATCTAAAACTGCTTCAAAGGTTTGTAAATAAGCAGGAGGAGTATCAAAGCCTATTTTAGTTAAGAATGTATTAAGTTTTTCTTCTGCTGATGTATCGAATTTATGTGTACGTCTAGCAATTTTAGCTAATGTAGGCTCATCAGCTTGGCCTACCAAGCTCGGCTCTTCTTCATTACGAGCATCTGTTGGGACCGCGTACACATCATATACTCTTTCCATAAAAAATTGTTTAAATGTTCTCATATTCCTATCGGTGGCTTCTCTCCATACTTTTGATGTTGTTGGTCTTTACCATTTGGTGTACCCAAGGCACTTAAGAATGTACGCTCCCATTCTTCCAATCCATCTTTCTCTTCCAAGTCATCTTTAGAGAACATAAGATCATATGACTTAATAATCAAGTCATTTAATTTAGCTATGGTCTCATCATTACGTAAAGACTTAAACGCTAAGTTCTCTACTGAAAATTCTCCCTTACTTGCAAGTCCATCTTGACGCATCTTCATAAGTTTGTCTTTTAACTTCTTAGCGCGCTTGTTAACCAGACTAAACTCTTTCTCGTCACTAATATTATCTAATACTTCCTCTAAAAGGTCAAGCTCTTTTTTAAAGGATAAAGCTTTCTTTTGAACATCTTGATGATCTATTTCCGGTGGGTCTTGTTTAGGTTTTTTAATCCATCTATTATCAGATAAACTAAATAGACCGGAAGCCACATGAGGTTCATGAATATCTTGAAAATATAATTCAATTTCATGATTGTTAAATTGTATATCGTGTCTTAGGTTCCATATAAATCTCTTTCCATCTAATGCTCTCTTTACTATAGACTCATCTTCGTTAATATCAGCAAAATCTAATAAGATATGGACATCTAAATCAGAATGATCATTATAATTAAAATTAGCAAGTGATCCAGTCAACTGGATGTCTTCAACCATTTCAGGAGAAATGTGTTGATCGTCTTTAACAAAATTATCTACGATTTTTAAAATTGGCTTTAATATGTCCTCTCTAAAAGCAAAATCATCCCAGAACTTAGGATGCAAAGTGTCATTATAGTAGTTTGCATCTTCGAAATATGTTTTAAATGACTTTGACATTGATATTAATTAGTTGTAACGTAAACCTTAACGTGATCTTTATTATCAGTCAATCCATCTTCACTTAAGTCATTTGTTATATGTTCATGGACTGCTTTAATATAATTAGCAGCTTTAGTTACTTTAGCCTGCATCCAATCCTCTAATGGGTAATCTTCTGTAAGCATGTCTTGTAATCCTTGCGCCATCTCAACTACTTGAGTTAATTCTGCGGTAGATGTGACTTCGGTGATAGTTTCGTCTGTATACTCATTCAAATACCCATCTAATTTCTGAGTCGTTTGCATATTATAAGTATTTATACAAACTTATAGAGATAACCGTTGTCCGACTTGAAGTTTATCAGGATCAGAAAGGTTATTTACCTTTATAAGATCATTTATTGACTTTCCTGACTGTTTTGCTATTTTACTAAGAGTGTCTCCAGGTTTAACAGTATAAAAATCAGTCGTAACTGGTTGTGTGGGAACATCTCCACCAAATGTAGCAAAAGCCGCGGCATTTCTTTCCATTCGACCAGCAACTCCTGTTCCTTCTGCTTTAGACTTTCTATAACCAGCATGATTTAAATATTCTTTAGCAGCTGCTTTAAATTCTCCTTGATTTATTAGTGCTAATGTATCTTTACTACCAGAAAGGTCACCTCTAAAGAAACCATCTACAATAGCATTACGAATGTATTGTGGGTATGAATTAAATTTTGGTATTTTACGTTGCGCGGCTTTAATTTTAGATTTAACATCAATATTAAACAATTGTTCCATTTGTCTATCAGTTAATGCTCTTTTACCACGAACAACATCGTTATAATCTTTACCTACAACGCTTTTTAAGACTTTATCGTTACGTAGAACAAGATGGCCTACTCC